TCAATTATTAAAAATATTAATGCTATTATATATCCTCGCATTGTTTAATTAATTCCAAAAATTTTAAGTGCTTCGTTTTTTTCCTCGTTGGTTGGCATATCATATGTTTCATTGTCTTCAAAACCAATCCATAGTAATAACTGTTCCTCCATATCCCTATCGCCTATTGGATGCGACTCTTTAATAATTAAGTCAGTGTGTAACATACCTCCATTAGTTGCAATAGATCCAGAACATACTTCAGTATTTTCATCGTATTTTTTTAACTCTTTAATTAATTCTTTTATTGTCATAACTTTTAATTAATTCTTTTACCCATCTAGGTAAGTCTTGTTTAGTTTCCCTTATGTACTTTAATTGCTCTATTTCCCAACTGCTTTTGTATTTGCCGTTTGAGTGTTCTATTACTTCCTGTTCTAGTTTCTTTATTAGTTGGGAGATCTTCACTATTTGATAAAACGTTTAAAATAAAATTAGTGGGTAAAAACCGCCATTTTTTTAAGGCTTCTATATAACGTAGGTAAAAGCTAAATTCTTTATAGCCGTGTTTTTCTTTATAGTGTTTTATTTCTTTTTCTGAAAGCATTATTTTATTTCTGCTAAGTCTTTTACGTTTACTTTAAACTTTCCTTTGTTTTCTTTTGAATGACTTACTAAAGCGTATTTGGGTGTTAAGCTTTTTATGTAAACCCTATTACCGTTATATGTTAGTCTTCTTTTCATTAGTTCCCTATCGTAGTAACTATTCCAGTTTTGTATTATCTCCATCCTCGTATATATAAGCTAAATGTAATAATTTAATTTCGTTATAATTTAAGCTAATGGTTGCCACGCCATTAATTGAAAAAAATTCTTCTACTTCCCCGTCTTTTTCGGAATAGTAATAAAGCCCCTCTTCGTCTACGAAATAACCGTAGCTAACTTCTTTTTTTAGTTCTTCTTTTGGCATTTGTTGTTTTACGTTTGGGCTTCGGTTTTGGTTTCTCTTGTTCTGCTTTTATTTTGCGGTCTTGCCAACCGATTAGCATATTCATATAATTATTAACGCAAGTTGAACAACCCCAGTTAGGAACTAAGTTGCTATCTATTTCTTTTAGTATAGGGTTTAAGTTTTCTTTTAACCAATTCAAATGACATTGGCTAGGAATTACTTTAACTTTTCGGTAAATGTTAATTACATCGTCTATTATCATAATAATCTTCTTTCTATAATTCTTAAAAATAACGGGGAAACTAAATAATAGAGCTGCCCCGTTACGATGGCAAAAAGTAAGCTTAACCAAAAGGCTAAGCAAAAAGAACAATTTAACGGTTTGAAATTTAACCTTACCCCTAAGATAGGCAAAATATAATCTACAAACGTTGTTGCAAAGGTACAAATTAATAATATATCTATTATTTTATCCATAAAATTCGTTTAAAGTCCAATTAGTTTTTATTTTATCTTTTAACCTGTCAATCATTTTTAGTAAACTAGAGTAGTGTATTTTTGATTTTTTGCTTAAATCTGTTCGCACTCCCCTACATTCTATTAATTGACTTAATAACTTTTTGTCTACTTCGTCCAAAGAGTTTAATAGTTCCTGGAGTTTTTCTTCTTTAAAGCTTTCTTTTTTGTAAGTTTCCGAGCCTGTAAGATCGTTAAAAGTGTTTGGTAGTATATAGGTTCGATAATACGGTGAGTTAATTGATAACAATTGATAGACGCAAATTTTATAGATATAGTTGTATAATTTATCTTTTGCCTTTAAATCTAAAATAAACTCCGTTCCTTTGTTAAATAGTGCTAGAAAAACTTCTTGGATATAATCGTCTAAAAAAGGTACGTTGTAGTGTAAGCCGATATTTTTAATATATTTTCTAATATCTTCTATTTCTTTGTTGTTTGGCACTCTGCAAAATTAATAATTTTTTACGGTATTATTCATTTCAGATTTTATAAACGATATATTTGTTCTCATAGCGTCTGCCACTCGATAACCACTTTCTAACAACCTTCGCAGTTTATACATTTCGGGAACGTTTACGTTTGCTTCGTTGGTTGCCCGTGCTACGCTGAAACCTTCTTTTACTTTGTTGTGTATTACTGCCTCGTAACGTTCGTGGGCTTCAGTTCTAATTGTTTCAATGTAATATAGGTAAGATGTTAAATCCTTTAAATGGTTGTTTAATTTAACTCCGTCTAATTGGCTTTTATTATAATCTTCTATAATCTCAGCTATTTTATTTAGTACTTCATTCATTAGATTTAAGTATTTACATTTATTAACTCTAAATTATAATCATTAATATTTTTATTTATTAGCTCTTTATAATTATCAACTCGTTCTAATAAATTTTTTTCAAATGGTTTATAATTGACTTCGTGGTGGTATCTATCATATCGCCAAACTTTTTTTACTAATTTAGGATGTTTTCTTATTAAACTGTCAACAAATTCGGCTCTTAAATCTCCAGTTGTATAAATCGGAGTATTACCGCCTTTTGTTACCATTGTTGCGTCTTTGTCACCACTAAAAGCGTTAAAATTTATAGTACAAAAACCATCTTTTAACATTCTTAAACAAATATCTGTATCGTCATTAAAAATACCTTCCCATTTATAAGGCAATTTATTATTAACTAAACTTATAGAATACACCCTACTATTTAAAATATATGGTGGTCGACCATCTGGAATTGCATAATTCATATAGTTTAATCCAGCCATACCTATATTTGTGTACCTATCCACAAAATCTTCTACAATTCTAAAAATTACTCCATCTTTAACTTTATGTCTTGTATTATTTGTAGTTCTATAAAAGGCTTTTACATTATCGTCTATTTGCCAATGTCGTGAATAACCTTTTTCTATTGAATGGTTTTTAATAAAATTCCTTGTATTAACTAATTGGCTATGGTCATTAGGTTTCGAATATGGCAAAACCACTATTTGACTTTCTGGTAAAATAGATTTATATAAATTATATTCCTGTGGTTCTATAACTACATAAAAACTAACGTTCATTTGTTGTAGTGCTTTTACTGTTTTTCTTGTTTCAAACCTTCCTTTTGTTGGAATATAAATAGGATATTTAGGCTTTAAACTTTTGCCTTTAACTATCCATTCTTTTTCGCTTGGTCGAATGTTTAAAGGATACCAAGCAGAATATTCATTAATTTTTTGGTTGCCATCAAAAACTCTTTTATTGTCATAAAGTTTATCTTTAACTATTGACATAAATTTGATATAATTTTCTTTATTCCTAAATTTAAAAGTTGCTGTTATTTCTGGTTTTTGTTTGTTTTTGTCGTTTGCATAAGTTGGCATATTAACATATTCTTTTCTCCAATTGCCTCCAATTTTGTGCAAATCAACATCTTGGTTAAATAAATCAAAATTCATAATATTTATATTTTATTCCTCAACTGTTCTAATTCTAATAATAATTGTACGAATGTTTCCATTTCACAGGCTATATAATCTTTTTCAAAGTTCTTTGTAAATACTACTAAAGGTTGTTTATGTGAGCCAATGCAATCATTTGCAGACTGTTCTAATGCCTTCCAAATGTTTAGCTTTTCTTGGTTCTTACACTCCCAGTTAAACTCTGATAATATACCTTTAGTTGCCATAATATCGCCTTTTAGGGATAATCCGCCGCTGTTGGGTGTTCTTTTTATATCCTCATTGAACATTTTACTTAAATATTTTGAAATTGATAATTCAAATCGTTTTCCTTTTTTTTGGCTGTTCATCTTCTTTTGGTTTTATTCATACATTGTTTTACCTACTAACACACCTACAATAAACACACATATAAAAGCTATTGTTATATATATAAAGTAAGTTGTCAAAATTCTGCTTTTCTTTGTTGGTTTAACACCTCAACCTGTTTTGTTAATTGGTTGATCTTAGCCTTTAATCTTCCGTTTTCTGTAAACGCCATAGTATTTATATTTCTTTGTTTTTTTAGTTCCTTGTTTAAACTTTCGAAGTGTAACATAGCGTTATTTAACGTTTTAAGGACTTCTAAGAGCGTTTCGTAGTTTTCTTTACGTCTACCATTCAAAGAATTATTATCGTTTAAAATAGACGCTTTTAAATCGTTTGTTTCTTTTTTGCTTAATTTATCAATATTAACCTTTGCTAAATCGTTTTTGTATTTTTTAAAATATTTATTTTCGGTTTGTTCGATTAATATTTCTAATTTGTTTTTTATTGTTATTGTGTCTAGTAAATCCATAATTAAAAATCTTCGTCTTTTTCAGTATCAAACCAGTTTGCAGGTTGAATAATTTGTGTTTTTATTTCTGCCTGTTCCTCTCTAATTAGGTTTTTATGTCGTTTACTGTATTGGTTGCCCCTTAAATAATACGCATTTTTTAGGACATTGTAAAACATTGTATAAGTTCCGTTAATACTAACTCCTTTTGGTTTACTCTTAACGACCTTTATTTTAACTTCGTTTTTTTCGTAGGGTGTTCCGTGTTCGTCATTTAAACCATAAGGAGGTCGCCAAACAATAATCATTAACAAACCTTTACGAAACCAAGCTTGACCTCCTGCAATTTCTCTTGGTGTTGCCATAGGAAAAAAGGTTACATTATCGGTTGTAATGGGTGCTTGATCTCTAACGTGTGTTATTACGCAATTGTGCCTATTTGTTTTTCTAGCGTTCTTCCTAACATCTCCTAGAATACGTTCTATATACAAATCCTGTCTACCTTCGTCTTTACTAAAATCGTGTGACAGTTCGTTAAATGGGTCTATTAGGGTAGTGTGTATTCTTTTACCTTCCTGTATTTCGATATTGTCTACCATTGAATAAAAATTATCAGCAGTCATTTTACTATCTAAAGGGTCAATTATGTAAAAATATTCGTCTACAAAATATTCAGCTGCAATCCTTTCGGCTTCAGTCATTGGATTATCCATTGTTTTAATATAAGGTTTTCCAATGTATTTAAAACAAAGTTCTGAAATAATATCCTCAACCGTTCCTGTTTCGGGTGTAAATATTGCGTGTCTTAGTTTATGTTCTACCGATAAATTAATTAATATCTCTAGCCAAAACTCTGTTTTACCATCGTGAGGAGCTCCCGCTACATAAGAAGTGCAACCTGATTTTATTGTTATTGGTAGGCTATCAAAATTCCAACCTATTGAATACCCTTTTAAATAACCGTTGTTTCTAAGTTCGTTTAGTTCTGTTATACGTTCGGTTGCTTTAAACCAGTTTTTAGTTTCCATAAGTCGGGGGTATATAGTTTTTACCTGAATAAGTATTTTTTGACCTCTTTTGCCACGTCTTCAATCTTCTGCCTACGTCAAAACTTGTTTGCTTTTCAAACCTCATCTTTTTATCATTAACCCCGTGTTCTGTCCAGTATTCAAAAAAGTCTTTTATCATTTCTAAAACATAAACATCCTTAAACTTAACTAGGAGTTTCTTAAACTCCGCTTTTCTTTTTTTTATATTTTTTTCTTTAATATCACTATCACTATCACTATCGGCTTTTTTGGGTTTGCTTGGGTTTTTTGGGTTTCCAATTAACCCAGTGGGTTTTTTGGGTTTTATTTCCTTCGATGGGCGACCTCCTTTTTTACCGTTTTCTTTGTTTCTTGAACAAATATTTTCGTATTTTTTAAGGTCGCGTTTTAAAAATTGTTGTATTGGTTTCCACGCTCCAAGTAAAACCCTATCTTCTAAAACTGGGTTTAAGTCGTTAACATATTCTAATAAGTGTTGAAATAACCTCCCTTTCTCTGCGTCTGTTAGGTGGTCAATAGTGTGAATTATATCACAATATAATAAAAAAGATTTTTTGTCTTTAGCCATTAGGTGAGTTTTTAATAATCAGAGTTAGTAAATAAAGAGAGGAAAGGAACTCTGAAAACCTTTTACGAGTTGATCGGCTCAACCTCTCCACAAATATAATATTTATTTTAGTTAATTTAATTTTTTTGTCAATTGTTTATTTTGTTTATCATAAGATAATTTTAAAACTTCTAAATGTTTTATGTCTTCATAAGTAACTTTTATTATTTCGTCTTTATTACCATATTTTGATCGTGTATAAATTTTGTTGTAATCAGAATTATTATTAGTATATTCATTAATGTTTTTTATATAATTATACAAATCAATTCTTTTAAAAATACAAAAAGATTTTAATTCTAAAATATCAAAGGCTATATATTGAACCTTACCAAGTAGCCATCCATTGTTACCGTTTATATTCTTTTTTTCTAGCCAAATAGTTTGTAAATGTCTTTTAGCTTTTATGTCAAAAGAACCGCCATTTATATAATAATCAATATGGTAATTTTTATCTTCGTATGGTGTGCTTTTTTTTATATTAACTTTTTTGTTTTTTGATTTTAAATAATTAGACATCAATTTTATAAATTCTTTTTCTGCGTCATCGCCTTGCTTCTTAGAAATTTGTAATCTTTTTTTAGATATATCTCTCATTAATTATTGTTTTTTAAATTATCGTAATAAAATTCTTTTTCTGACTCGTTTAAATCTTCGAATTTATAGGTTGGTAAGTTGCCGTAATCCATTTCTTTTGTATAATATGGCTCTTTTTTACTTCCTAAATAAGCTTTATTTCTAAATATGTTTTTATTATTATAATTAAAATTATATTTAATTATTGTTGAATAGCTAATATTTAATATTTCGCTTATATCTTTTAGACTAAACCCTAATGTTTTAAGTATTATAAACCTGTTATAAATGTGATAATTAATTCCTTTTAACAACATACCAACCTTTATTTATAAAATGTTTAACTCAGAAAGGTAAATCATTTTCATCCTCAACATTATCTTCAACTGTTTTAGTTTTTGGTTCTGGTTGCCATTTGTCAACGCTTAACGAAACATCTTTTCCAAATTGGTCAGCTTCGTCTTTAATGTTAATATTTAACCTTACGAATTTATGTCCTTTAAATTCTTCTATGTGTTCCTGTATTTTATCAATGTTAATAGTTGCCTTTAACCAGGTTTCACTTTGTTTTTTACCGCTTCCACAGTAGATTTTTTTTTCACTCATTTTTGTTTGTTTTTTTTGTTATTATAATAATTTTTACAATGTTGTTTATTAGCTTCAGGATTATTTTTTTTCCATTCAGCAGTCCTTTTAATTACTTCTTCTCTGTTTTTTAAGTAATGTTTTCTGCTATATTCTTTATTTTTTTCTTTACGTTTTTGTTTGTCTTTATATGGCATTTTGTTTGTTTTTAATTAATAAATAATTACGTCAGCTTTCCAAATATTTTACTGTCCCTAGCTAATAAATATACTAACTGACGCAATAAGTTAAAAGTTGTTAAAATAATCTTTTTTAAATGTGTTTTCTTTGTTTAAAAATTCTAGTAGCTTTTCAGTATTTACCCAAGCAAAAAACTCTTTTACATTTTCAATTAAAAATCTTTTATAGTCTTCACCTTCATAAGAATTGTTTCCAGCTTCTTTAAGAAACTCAACAATTTGGGAGATAGTAACAAATTTAATTTTGTCAGTATGCAAAGTATAGTATTCAGATAGTTTGAATATACTTGGTTTGTCTGGGTTGTTTTGATATTCTTTAATAGATATTAAGCAAATACTTAGATCTTGTATTTCTTTAACAAAAAAACCGCTCAATTTATCCCATTCTTTTTCCATTTGTTTAAGTTCTTTGTCGGTACACTTTACTCTAAAAGCCCCCCAACCTTCAGAACCAGCAACATACTTTAAACCTGTTACGTCTTGCTCTAAAACCTCGCCAAATACACCCGTGTATTGTATTAAGTATTCTTTAATCATTTTGACTTTTATTATATTGTTCTGAAATTTGTTCTAAAATTGTTCTATATCGAATTACCTTTTCTTCTGCTTTTGCTTTTGACGTTTGTATTTCAATTATACGTTTATTGATATTTGAAAGCATTACATTTAAAAAGTATTTATGTCCTTGTTTCATTTTATTTTAGCTAGTTCGTTGATTTGTGGTTTAGTTAATTGGAATTTAATTAATAAATTTTCTTTTTTATATTCCCCCAACTCAATAGATTTTAAAGCTTCTTGAAATCGTTGTTTAGTTAATTTAGGTTTTGCTTTTGGCACTTCTATACTATTAGAGTGTTCTACGTCTGCATCATCTATTTTACCCGTAGGCACTAAAAACAAATATAACAAACAATATTTAAGGGCGTAGGTTGTTGATTTACCCGCTGATTTATCTTGCGAGTCTATTCCGTGTCCGTAGCCTGAAAGCTCTATACTTTCGCCTGACTCGTGAATTAATAAATACTTTGTCTTAACTTCTGTTAATATTGACTGTTTACGCTTTTCATTACCGTTATAGGTTTCGTTCCATTGGGTTACGGTTGTTTCTGGTTGTATGTCGGTTGGTATAATTGCTAATCCATTTTTAGCCATAGCTGACCCAATAACTTTTTTAACTTGTTGATCGCTTACACCTTTATAACTATAACGACCATCTCCAACGGTCAAAGATTTATCAATCCCCTTTACTTCGTCCATTACGTTTAAAATGGCTTTAACTAGTTGTTTCATCTTCAATAAATTTTAGTGTTAATAATTGTAGTTGTTTAGTCTTTGAAAGTATAAAATTACAACGTACAATATTTACGTTTAATAATCTTAATTTCGTTTTTAAGTTTTCTAGTTCCTTAATTTCCTTTTCAAAACCATTTAAAAGACTTATAAGCGACTCTATTTTAATTTCCTTATGTTTCTTTATTAAAATATTTTTGTGCCAATTAACACGATTTAAAGACGCTTTAACGTTGTTTAATAGTTCCTTTTCGAAATCGTGGCGTTGCCATTGTTCCAAACGGTCTTGAATATGGCGGTAGTGTGCGGTTTCTTCCCTTGTTAAATTCATAGCTGTTCTTTTATAGTTTGTAGAATTTTTAACAGTTGCATAAACTCACCATTATTAATACATAAATTATAATCGGTTTGAAAACTATTAAAGCTTACAGTTGTTGTATCGTGGTTTTTGCTTAGTTCAATATCAACCTCTGTATGGTGGTCGGATAGTGTAAAAATGTTTTTTGAATATTTAATCTCTGCTTCCATCTTTTTTATTATTATGTTGTTTAACAAAATCCTTCATAAAATTTACAATAGTAGAAGAATAACTAAATTCCCACCAAGACACATTACCCTCTTTTTTAGCTTTTTCTTGTAGTTCTTTGTGAATGTCTACAAACTCTTGAACTACTTCTTTATCTTCATTTTTAATAGAGAATGTTTTAACTCCTTTTAAATGTTTCATTCTTTTATTTTTTAGTTATTTTATTAAATATTTGTAATAATAATTTTTTATCCCTGTGTGTTGCTGGTTTTATTTGATAATTATTTTCTTCATCTTTTCTAACAAAAGCAATAGAAGATAAACCACCATTTAAAACTTTGTTTAATAAATCTTTTACCTCTTTAGATACTGTATAAATATCCTCAGGCGTTAAACTATTAAATTCTTTGTTTTCTGTAAATACCATTGTTTTAAGCGTTAGTTATTAAATAAAATAAAATTTTGTAACTCAAATAAAAGGCGGTTACGATCGCCATAATATTAAATATTTCTTTTTTCATAACTGAATTGTTTATGTAAATATATATATAAATACAACAAAAACAAAAAACACATTAAAAAACAATTAACAAAGAAATGTTAATACTAAAAAAAGTGGGTAATACGGGCGACCTGTCCGCCTGTTGGGTGGTGGATAAAGCCCTCGATGGCGGGTAAATTTAAATAACCGTTGGAATGGTGCCAAGAGTCTGGGGGTGAAGGACTACGCATTGTTTCGACACAAACAGAAACTATATCGTTTGAGCGTTTAGAATGGAAATGGTGTAAATAAATATATCTTCTGTTGCAATTCCCCCAAAGTTTCGGACATTCAGTCGCCATAATTAACGGTAGTTCGTTGGCTTTTCCTTTGTCACCGTGCGAAAATCCTAATAAATTACTTTCGTAACCAACGTATTTACGGTAAGCTGGGGAAACATCAAAAGAAATATCTTGGCAATTTTTAAAATGCGTTTGAATTAATTGGGCTAAATAAAATCCACTTTGGTAGTCGTGGTTTGAAGGGCAGTAAACACAATGTACTGGAGCAATTTTTAACAACGTTTCTATAACCTCAACGTAGAGCTTTTTAGCCATTAAGAAAAGTTCGTACCACATTAACCCGTCACTATCTACTAAAGTTCCTTTGGTTGTCTTGTTGGGTGTGTCGTAGTGTAAAATATCGTTTCCTAGAACTAAACAAATCTTATTTATTGGAAACCCTTTAACTTTATTTAAAATACCGTTAACGCCCTTAATAACACGAATAACGGCTTCCTGTGTGTCGTAACTCTGCCCTGTTTCTAGTTCACTAGCAATTTTCCCTAAATGTACGTCAGCGGGATCTATAACTAGCAAATGGTTGTTAAGGTGTTTAGTATATTCAAAAGGTTCGTAATTGGGGGCGTGTTCCTGAAAGCTTTCTAGCATTTCGGAATAAAATTTGTCTTTTTCCTCTTTTCTGTATTGTGAGTTTTTAAAAAATAAAGAAGCTTTTTTAGACTTTATCCAACCGTGTTTAATATCGTTTGGGTTAATACCTTCTTGTTGGGCTTCATCTCTAATCCTTCGATATTCTAAAATTATCTCGGCTTCGTCAGGTTTTAACCTAAATCTAGGATTTGATTTTTTTTCTTTATACCTATTTTTGTGGTCTTTATTTATTCCCCTGTCTTTCACTTTGTTAGGCGTTTATATATTACCAACAACACAAACAAAGCCAACCCAATATAAATTAAACTTTGGTACTTTTCCCACCAGTCAAGCTCCTTATATACCACTTTCTCGACCTCAATCGGTATAATTTTCTCTTTGTAAATCGTATCATTAGGTAATTTAATTGAATGAACGATTTGTTCTTTAATTGTGTCGTATTTATAGGAAATTTTAAGCCTTTCATTATTGATAATTATTACACAGTCTTGTTTAATAAAATTGTTTACTAGTGTAGTGTCGTATTGTTCAATAACAAAAGTATCAACAAAACGAATAGTATCTATTCTAGTTTCTGTTAAATGAGGAAATTTTTTAATTAACCTATTCATTCTTTTTTGAGGTGAACAGGCAACTAATAAAACTACCGTGAGAACTTGGACAATATACCCTTTAAAGCCTTTTTTAACCATAGTTTTGTGTTATCTGCTTTAAATAAAAATAACGCCAATGAAAGGCACAATATTACGCAGAAGTCAATTAAATCTAACTGCCTCCAGTAAAAAGCGTAGACGTTTAACCCTAATAGAGCCAACCCTATAATATTAGTTAAAATATTTTTTTGTTTATCATTCATTTTAGTATGTTTTACGATCCACAACCTACACATTCAAAATGTGAATCGGTTGGTTTTACGTTGTTTAATTTCATTTCTAATTGGTGGATTTTATCTCTTATTTCCATATCCTTTAACATATCGCCCGTTAATTGGCGTTTTAATTCCTTAATTTGTTCTTCCATTTTATTTAGTTCTATTATCCCAACGGGCTTTATTGCCCCTTCTGTCGTAGTGTGTAAATGTGTTGTATCTCCCTACTCCGCCTTCCTCTATTGCGTCAATCCTTATTAATCCTTCTATAATGTCCGCCACTTGGTCGGGTGTGTAACCTTTTACCGTAATATCTGTTGCGTTGCCTGTCAAATGTTGAGAATATTTTGCCCCTCCTATCTTTGAATTGTAAGACGGTGAACGGTACGCACTATTTATTGTTACGGTAGCGTTACAAAAATCTCTAATTGTTTGTAAATTGTAGGCGTGAACTTGTACGTTTTCGAAAACATCTAAAGGCATTTCCGAACCATCGTTACAATTAAACTCCGATTTACTAAAATTTTTTGTTAAATCACCCATTAGACTCTCTTCTTTTTTGTGTCCTAGCTGATTTCTTACGGGCGTTTTGTAAAAGTCGTTCTTCCATCTTTGCAACCTGTCGATGTAGCTCGGTGTTTTCTTCGATTAAAGCGTCAATTTTAAGCTCAAGGGTTTCAATCTTTTTCTTTAGTTCGTCAATAACTTTAACTGAAAGGTTGTCAGTACGTTCCTCTTTTTTGGCTTTAATATCAATTCTTTGTTTGATAATTCCCCAAATTTCTTTTAGTCCTAACGCAGTTACCAAACCCGTTATTATTACGATAAGTGAATGATCTTCCATATTAAAATTATTTACCCTGTCCACGATAGGCTTTTTTATAGTTTCTACTGTTTTTTAATTTACTCGTTTTACTTTTAGCGTGTACTCCCTTTCTTTTTTTTTTCGCTTTTGCTACTATGTCAATTATTGCTTTTCTCATTTCTTAGCTTCTTCTTCAATTGGTTCACTCCAAGCTTCAGTACTCATTAATTCTAAAGCCTGTGAGTGTGTTAAAACTTGTAAAGGTGTTACACTGCCATCTTTAATAAAAGTAGGCTCTGCATTGTATTTAATTACAAATAAAGTGTCATCTAGCGACCTTCTAATTGTTGAAGCTGAACTTTGCCCAACTTGGCTAAAGTCAATGTTTTGTAAATCTGTTGTTATATTACAAATAGCGTATGTTAAATTATTTAATCTTGCTTTCATTTTTTATATTTATTTTAAGGTGTTGGTGGTGTGTCTTCCTTTCTATCAGTTTCTAACATATTAAAACTAACTGCGTTACTTGTACTATTAGGTGCATCTCCTACCCTTCCTGTATCTAAAAATGTATTGTTTGATGTTCCATCACTACTTCCTGCTTGGTCAGGAATTGTCCACGTTCCTTCAGGATCAACATTATATACAAAAGTAGCCTCTTCACCCATTTTATAATATGCAACAGGAGAAAGTGAACTTAAATCAGAAGGTGTGCCCCCTGAATATATACTACTAATATCACTTGACTTATTAGTATTCCAAAAAGCTATCTCATCAAGATTACCAGCAAAGCGTTTACTAGTTCCTCTGCCTATTGTAGATAAACTTAAACTACCAGTATTATTTAAAGTAGCTCCAAAAGTTGCACCATTTACAAAAACTCCTATATTATCACTTGAATCTCTATATACTAAAATATGATTCCAAGCATTTAAAACTAAATTATTGCCCCCTGTTTCTGGGAAATTTAATAAAGCACTTGATGTTCTGACTCTTACATTTGTTGCTGAATTTGGATTAATCCAGTTACTACCTGAAGGCCCAAACCCTACAATGTTTTGATTGCTGTTAAAAATTGTTGGCTTCACCCACACAGAAATAGTGAATTCTCCAGTAGCTACAAAATTTGAAGAAGTAAGAATTTCGTCATCCACACCATCAAATTGTAGAGAATAATTCGATATTCTTGAATTATCAACATTACTATTTTCAAGTAGTAGCCACTGAGGAGATTTCCAAGAACCATTTTCTCCCATTCTATACCACGCTGTTGGTGGTGTACTTAAGTCATCTAAGTTATTAGGAACTCCAGAGTTGTAAATTGTAGATACATCTAAATCAGTTAACTGATAATTTGTAAAATATGCAAATTCGTCTATATTTCCATCTAAATAAATTTGACCACTACTACCATTACTTAAACCAGCTCCTAAAGCAAGTTCACCACCAGTAAAACCTCTAACAGAAGCTGTGCCAGCATTTTCAGTATCATTAGTTAATTCGTTCCCATCTAACCAAATTTTACAATCTACAATATTAGCTCTGTTTGAACTATTATCTACTGCGTTATAGACAGCAACGTGATGCCAGTTACCATCACCTATATTTGGAGCTGTGCCAGTTCCATCTACTTTTTCAGTAGCTATAAAACACCCAGATGTTGTAGATAATCCTTCTAACGCCCATCTTATTCTCCCACTATGTACCCCACAATTGTTAGCCCGTCTAAATAATGCTGCTGTTGAACCAGTGTCACCAAAAAATGGTGTATTGACATTTAAAGTGTTTATTTTAACCCAAAAAGAAAAACTTCGTATAGTGGCTACATTAAAAGCTTCTAAAGGTATAGGAGCTAATATATAATCGTCCACTCCGTCGTAACTCATTGATTTGGAAGAACTAAAACTCGCGGCAGTAATACCTAAAGTTTGAGTACTAAAAGTTCCATCTGATAATGTGTATTTTACAGTATAAGAGTTTATTGTTGAGGTTGACAAAG